TGAGCCCGATCACCTTCAGTGCCGGGTTGTAGGCGCGCAGCCCCTTCAGGAAGCGGCCGTACATGGTGTCACTCTTCTTCGAGAGCAGATGAGCCTCGTCGATGATCACTAGCTCGGTGCCGGCAAACGTGGCTGGCAGTCGGTGGATCGACTGGATGCCCGCGACCGTGATCAAGTCTTTGGCTTTCTGATTGAGGCCAGCCGACCAGATCCCGATTGGCGCCTCGGGCCAGTAGCGCACGATCGCCTTGGCGTCCTGGTCGATCAGCTCCTTGACGTGCGTCAGCAGGATGATGCGAACGTCGCCGTAGCGATCGAAGGCATCCTTGATGAACGCGGCCATCGTCAAAGATTTGCCAGCGCCCGTCGGCAGCACGATCAAGGGGTTTCCCGTCTCGTGCTCGAAGTAGTCATAGATCGCCTGAACGGCCTCCTTCTGGTATTGGCGCAACTCGATCATCCGACTACCTTCGCTCCGAACTTGTTACGAAACGCCTCCACTTCGGGGTTGCAGACGGATCGGTGATCGACCGCGGCCGCGATCTCCGTGCTACGGAAGATCGGCGTCGTGGCCGGAAGGTCTCCGGGCGGCGCCGTAACCTCGGACGCCACCACGAACTCGTCGCCCGTGTCCTTGCGCTTGAAGAGAACCCATCCGTCGCCGGCATCCATCGGCTCGGCGTACGTGACTAGGAACGGCAGCGTCAGGTGGTTCTCACACCCGGCCCGCTGCGCCTCGAGGGGGATCTCCTCGGCGCGGTAGAAGGCGCACGACCATCTGGCATTGCCCTCACGCTCCGGTGTGGCATGAACGCACGACCGGCACGACTTGGCGAAACCCTTGTGGCCGTGGCACACCGCATTGAACGGACACCAGTTGCACAGGTAATACTTTGGATCTTCGCTGATCTTGGGCGGGGGCAGGGGCCCGAAGATGATCGACTCAGCCTTGGCTTCGGTGCGCTCAAATTCAACCTGGTCAAACTCGACGCGCTCGGAGTACAGGCTCTCGTCGTCCTTGTTGACCGCCAGGTACAAGGCGCGGTCCATACCGCTCTTGCCCATGTACCAGTTCATCTGGATGAAGTGTTCGGGCTTCGCTTTGCGAACGCCGTTCTTCTTCAGCTCCGTGAACGACTTGGTGCCGTGGGTCTTGAACTCGAGGACGTGCCACTTGTGGCCGCCCTGCGGAATGTTGGTTGCGCAGCCGTCCATGTGGCCCTTCATGTGGCCGCCATGACTCTCGAAGCCGAACTGCTTGCCGGTGGCCGGGTCCACGTCGTGAACCTTGACGCCGATCGCGCGCAGATCCGCAGTGAATCTCGGCTCGGCCATGTGCCCGGTCTGGAACAGGCGCAGGGTGCGGCCATCGAACCGCTCCTTGTCTGCCCAACGGAATCCGTACCACAAGGCGCGCTTGCACTCGCGCCCGATCACGGACGCGCCCAGGTAATTGCGAGCCTTCTCGCTGCCGCCGCGCTTTTCGTACTGCTCGTAGATCGAGGCGACGATCGGATCTATGTGCGCGCTGATGTCAGCCATTCGGCTTCTCCGGTTTGAAATGATCGCGCAGGAAATCCTCCGCGGTCATGACTTGCGCATTCGGCTCAAGGCGCGTGATCACTTCGCTGATGGAATGCGCCGCGATGGCGGATTGACGAATGGCGATAAACACGGCCTCGAGGGCAATGTTCACGTCTCTCTTGGTTTTCAGGCTGCCAAGAACTGCTGCCAAACCGCGACCAAGGGCGTCAACGATTTCGGCAAGATCCTCGTTCTGGCTGTTTGGGCTCTGCGCGTAGTGATCGAGCATCTGCCGTACTGTCTCGTGGTATTTCACGTCGGTCGCTCCTGTAGTGAAGATGCCCGTCTCTCCGGGCCGTCACGCTTTCAGCACACCCCCGCGTTCGGGGCGATCAACCGGGGAGTCAGTCCGGCTGTGCTTCGTGGACAACCTCGGGCAAGGCGGGCTCGTTAGCCTTCGCCTCGGCCGCTTGGATCTGCTGCAGGGCCGCAGACCGCAGGGCCGCATGGAAGTCACCGGCCCGCTTGACCGGCAACTCCCCAAGGCCCTCGAGGATCAGGTTCACCTGGGCAAAGTTCAGCGTGAAGACGATATTCACGCTGTTCGGATCGAACTGGCTCATGGTTCGATCTCACTTCTTCCAGGGCGGTGAGACAGCGCCAGCGGGCTTCGGCGCAGCCTGCGGCGCGCTTGCAGCGGGCGCGAACGCCGGGGCCTGGGCGACGCCGCCGACGGCCTCGTACTTCTTCACACTGTTGCTCTCGCGCTTGCGGTCATCGACCTCGATGCCGATAGTCGCCATGAAGGGCTTGTTGTGAAGTTCGGCCGAGTTGGCGGGCTTGATCACGCCAACGGCGCGGCAGAACGCCGCGAGTTCACGCTGCGCGATGTCCACCGCCGTCTGGTTCGGGTTCTGAAGGTTCAGCCGCGCCCAGACCTTGCGCCCCTTGAATGGGCCGTCCAAGACCTCGAACACGAACTGAAGGTACTGGCCGGTACCGGCCTTGGTGACTTTCCACTCCGAGCCGGTTGCGATCATCACGTACTGGCCCTCGGGCAGCGCGGTGAACTCCTGCTGCTCTGGGATCGTGCTCGCGTCGAAGCCTGTCAAATCTGCACTCATAGAATCAATCTCCGTCGGTTAGTTGAGAAATAATCGATCACTTGGTCATGGCTGCGGTCAAGGCAGCCTGAAAAGACTCCCAAGACAGGGACACGTCCGGCATTCCGTACCGATTGCCGGCCACATAGGCCGGGTGCGGGTTCAGATGCAGGACGCGCTTGCCCGTCGAGATCGCCTTCACTTCTTTCTGGTTGAAGCCGGCATCCGTCGATCGCGTCAACACTTCGTGCTGCGCGAAACCGATGATGTCGGCCCACTCGTTGATGATGCCAACGGCGCGCTTGTTCAGCTTGAGGCTGTAAGCGTCGTAGTCGTCGGCCAAGGTCGGGTTCTTGACCTTGTTCACCTGTTCGTGCGCGATGCAGATGACCGTCATCTGCTTGTCGTTGCGCAGGGCGTCGAGGCCCCCAAAGAATTCGCGCCACAGGTCGTCGGCCATGATGTAGCCCTTGCCGTAGCCGATGTCCTCGATGTTCTTGACGCGGTGCGTCTCGCACACCTTGGCAAGAACCAGCGGCTCGAGCCAGTCGAGCGAATCAACGAACACCGTCTGGTACTCGTGCTCGCTCGTGTACAGGGAGGCGAGGGCGCTCATCACGTCCTCGTACTTGCCTGCCTTCGGGAAGGCGTCCACGTCGAGATTGTCGAGCCCTTCCTCGGTGATGATGCCGATGGGCTTCGGCGCGCTCGCCGCGAAGGTGGACTTGCCGACCTTGGGCGGGCCGTAAATCACGATCTTGGGGGCCCGCAGTCTCTTGCCGCGGGTGATGCTGGACAAATCAAATGCCATGTTCAGTTGACTCCTTCGTTTGTGATGATCTTGTTCGGCTCGACCTCGACCTCGGGGGCGGTGTCCTCGAGCGTCTTGTAGTTGGGCGCGGAGGCCAGGACGCTCTTCAAGAGCGTGACGCCCATGCCGTGTGCAAGGCTCGTCTCGTCGAGTTTCTCGCCAAAGTTGTAATCGACGAGAACTCTCCCCTCGTCGTCGGTCAATGTGATGGTGCAAATAGCCATTACTTCCTCGTTACGGTGATGCCGGTCTTCCCGGGGGTGACAGTGATCGGCAACAGAGCGTAGACGTCAGGCTCGTTCAGTTGAAGGTAGCGGACGCCGGCAACGTCAAGCTCAGGCTTGAGTTTCACCGGGCGCAGCGCGGGCGGGATCTGGCCGCACACGTCGTCCCACTTCTTCCAGTCCATCTTGCGATTGACGACGCCCTTGACTTCGATGCTGAAGCCGTCGGCCTTGATCGTCTGAGAGCCTTCGTCCTTCTTGCCCGTCAGCGCGATGATTGCTTCCTCGACCGCGATGCGGTCGTCGGTGGCTTGGCGTTCCTTGTCCTTGGCCGCCAGCCATTCTTCGGACAGTTGCTCGAGTGTCTTGCTCATTCAGTTGCTCCTTGTGTGGTTCGGTACCGCTCAAGCATAGAACAGCAAATTAGAAAAACTCAACTACCAGGACGAAAAAAGATGAACTTTGACTTTCGCGTTTCTTTCAGGTAAGGAGGCGCCGCACCGTGACCTCGGACACCTTCCCGATGATCTTGGCGCCGTCTGTCAGCTTGTACGTCGGGTATCGCGTGTCGTCGGCGATCAGCAAGTCCTCGCGGCCTTCACGGATCAGCCTGCGCAACACCGGGTCGCTGGCCCTGCCCAGGTGCGCGAGCACGACAGCACCAGGCGCAATGTGCGCGGCCTTGTTGATGACCGCATACGCGCCAGCGGGACAACTCGATGTGAGTGCGTCCGATGCAACGAGCATGGCGGCCGCCGTGTTCGGCGGATAGGCGACAGCGGTTTGCAGAAACTCGGCCACCGCGTCCCAATGCCAGCGAATTAAGGCACTTGGCGGCACTACAGGCACGACGTAGACGGGCGGTTTTGGACTTCCTCGGACGGGCTTGGATGTCTCGAGACCAAGCAGCCAGTCCACACTGACGCTGAACATCTCCGAGATCTTGACGAGCGAATCCGCGTCGGGTTCGGTGCGTCCGGCTTCCCATAGGTTCACGGCGGAAGGGGAGAGGTTCAGTTTCTTCGCCAAGTCGCGATGGGTGACAGAAGGGTGCATGGCTTGGCGCGCGGCGCGGATGCGCTTGCCCAGAGTAGTCGTCATTTTCGGTCGGTCGGTCGAGTGTCCCCGCAGGGTACGGGAGCAACTGTATCTTGAAAAACTCAACCGCGCCAAGTACCTTGAGCGATACTGTGCTTGAGTTTTTCTAAACAGGATGCAAACAAGTGGCTGAAATCAAACGGAAAACACGCCGAATAGGCGACGAACCTATCGGATATACGGTCGAAGGGGTGCTGGCGCTGGCCGGTGGGCGGGGCGAAGTGGCCCGCCGTCTGGGGGTATCGGTGCAGAGCGTGGCGAAGTGGGGCAGGCGAATTCCTGGCCCTCACGCTCGCTCGGTGGCGATCATGGCCGGGCTGCCGCTCGCCATCGTTCGTCCCGATCTCGTCAGAGAGACCGTCAAAGATTACGCTGAGTAACACCCATGGCAGAAGAATCCGTTTTCGCGCGCTACGCGAGGCAACTCATCGAGCGCGGGATCTCCGTCGTCCCCATCGCACCCGGAACAAAGAAACCCGGGCAGTGGAGTCGGGAGCGTGGTTGGGAAGGAATGGGCGACTGGACGCGCTTCGCCAAGCGTTTTCCGACAGAGATCGAACTCGCGCTGTGGGAGACCTGGCCCGACGCCGGCATTGGTGTCGTGCTCGGCGAACTCTCCGGTGTCATCGGGCTCGATCGTGATTACGACGTACCAGGTGCGAGTGACGCGCTCGACAAACTGATTCCGTTCTCGCCGGTTGCGAAGAAGGGCGAGAAGGGCTGGACGAAGTTCTATCGCTTCAACGGCGAGCGGTCGTGCTCGTTCAACGTACAGAAGAACCGCGTCCTCGACGTGCTCTCCGATGGTCGGCAGACAGTGATTCCGCCATCACAGCATCCAAGCGGCTGCAGTTACGTGTGGATCACGGTCGATACGCTCGACAACATCACGAACTCGACCGATCTGCCGAAGTTGCCGGACGACTTCCTCAAGCAAGTCGAAGATCTCCTCGCGCCGTACCAAACCGAGGACGATCGCAAGTACCAGAAGAAGGTGCTGGCGCCGATCGAGGACACGAACAAGATCGACACGGCGCTGTCGATCCAAGCTGAATACTTCCGCGATCTGAACCGCGAGGCGCTGAATCGTCTCGATGAGTGGGTCAGCCAGTTGATTCCGACCGCCAAGCGTCAAGGCGACGGATACCGGTGCGTTGCAACATGGCGCGGCGGCACAAACCCGAACGTCGGCATCACGCCGAAGGGCATCCGCGACTTCAAGGGCGACTACGGCATGACGCCGATTGATCTGGTCATGTACGCCAACGGCCTGACTTTCCAGAAAGCCACCGAGATCCTTCGTGGCTGCCTCGCCATCAAAGAAACCGAAGTCATCACGCTTGAGGGCATGGCGCAGCCGGC